GCGGCCTCGCGCAGCGTCATCCGCACCAGAAGCATGAACGAGAAACGCCGCCGGATCGTTAAACCCGGCGGCGTGATGGTGGGGAGTTTCTCTACTTGGCGGTTTTGTAAACGCGGTCGCCCGCGTCGTTCTTCGAGGACTCGATGTTGATGTTGTGCTTCTTGGCGGCGATGGAGATGAAACCCCTGACGCTGTGGGCCTGCCAGTCGGTGGCCTTCATGATCTCGGCGAGGGTCGCGCCCTTGGCGCGGGCGATCATGTCGAGGATTTTCGCGCCTTTGCTCTCGGCGCGCGGGGCGGTGGCCTTGCGTTCGGGCTTGGCGGCTTTCTTCGCGGCCTTGGCTACCTTCTTCGGCGCGGCGGCTTTGGCTTTGGCACCCTTGGCGGTTTGCTGGCCCTTGGGTGCGCCCTTCTTCTGTGTGGCAGCCTTCTTCGGGGACGCCTTCTCCGGCGCGACGGGCGCGCCCAGTTCCGCAACGGCGGCGGCTTGGGTGGTTTCAGTGGCTTGGTTGTTCTTCATGGTCGTTATTCCTTTCAACTCAATCGCTTGCGCGTCTTCGCGCACCATGATTCATCGCTCCGTTTGAACCGGAAAGCAAGGCAATTGTTCGTCAAATGGGAATCTCTTTACGGGCTTATGCGAGGGCGCGCGGATGCAGCCTGACGGCTGTCCAGAAAGCCATAGCCAGCAAACGGATCACGGCGCTCCCAGACGGGACCATCGATGCGGAGCGGGCCAACCGGGAGTGGACCAAGAACACCTTCGCGGGCCAGACGATCCGTGAACGCGCTGCCGTACCGGAGCGGCTTCCGATGCACGAGTCGCCCACACCGACGGGAGATCCGGTTACCGCGTACTTGCGGGCACGCGCGGTCAAGGAGAGTTTCCAGGCGCGAACGGCTGAACTGGATTATAAGGAACGCGCTGGGAAGCTTATCGAAGCCACGCGCGCTTCAGAGTATGCGGCCACGTTTTCCGCGATCGTCAAGGACGGACTGATGGCCATGCCCGATCGCCTGGCTCCGATGCTGGCGGCTGTGGACGACGAGAAAACGATTCATCGAATGCTGGGAGCTGAGATTACCGCCTTGTTGCGGAAGGTGAGTAAGTCGGTTGCGGACGCGGGTCTTTGAAGATGCAGCCTTTCTCCATTCACGAAGTGGGCGCCGCGGCGATGCTGCCGCCTCGCGACATCACCGTCGCAAAGTGGGCTGACGAGAATCGTGTGCTCACCGGCGGCGCGGCTGCCGAACGAGGCCAGTGGCACACCCGCCCTTATCAGCGCGAGCCGATGGAAGTGCTCAGCCCGGCGCATCCGTGCCGGCAGGTCGTGTTGCTTTCGGCGGCGCAGCTTCTGAAGACCGAAGTGCTGTTGAACTTCATCGGCTTCATCGCTGATGTTGATCCCGGGCCGGTGCTGGTGGTCGAGCCGCGCGCCGAGGACGCGAAGGCGCTCTCGAAGGATCGCGTCGCTCCCATGTTCCGCGCGACGCCCGCACTGCGGGGAAAGATCGCGCCAGCGAAGTCGCGCGATTCGAACAACACCACACTGCACAAGGTTCTCGCGAACGGCGAAGGACACATCACGTTCACAGGTGCGATCTCGCCGTCCGGTCTTGCGATGCGGCCAATACGGTACGCGCTGCTCGACGAGATTGATCGCTACCCGGCGAGCGCAGGCACTGAAGGCGATCCGGTGTCACTGGCGATCCAGCGCACCTCTGAGTTCGCGCACAACAAGAAGATCGTCATGGCGTCGACGCCGACGATCAAGGGCATCAGCCGGATCGAACTGGCGTGGCTTGAAAGCGATCAGCGCGATTACTTTGTGCCGTGCCCGAAGTGCGGTGAGTATCAAGTGCTGGTGCTGGGCGACGGCACTGGGCCGGGACTTGTGTGGCCGGAGGGGAAAGCCGACGAAGCGGCGTATCGGTGCGCCGGATGCCGCGAGCTGGTCCCGAACCACGAGAAAGCGCGGATGGTCGAGAGCGGCGAGTATCGCGCGCAGAATCCTTCGTCGCCCATTCCGGGATTCCGTGTCTCGCAGTTGATTTCGCCCAAGCGGAGTTGGGGATCGATCGCGGTGGAGTTCCTCGCGGCTAAGAAATCGCCGGAGACGCTCAAGGCGTTCGTGAACACGGTGCTCGCCGAGCTATGGGAGGAGAAGCACGAGACTCCGATGGACGAGCGCGCGCTATGGAATCGGTGCGAGCCGTTCGAGTCCGAGGCGCCGGATGGAGCCGCGCTGATCACCGCCGGCGTGGACGTGCAGGCGGATCGGCTCGAGGTGGAGATCGTCGGATGGGGTCGCGACGAGGAGTCGTGGTCGATCGCCTATCACGTGATCCCCGGCGACATCATGCGCAACGAAGTGTGGGATCACCTGGAGAGCCTGCTTACTTCCGAGTGTATGCACGAATCCGGTCTGGGCATGCGCGTGGTAGCGGTGGCGATCGATTGCGGATTCAAGGACGCGCTGGTCCTTCGGTTCACGCGCGACCGTTATGCGCGTCGCGTATACGCGGTGAAGGGACGTCCGGGGCAGACTCCGATCTGGCCCCGCAAGCCAAGCCGCAAGAACCAAACGCCGTTCTTCATGGTCGGGGTCGATGCAGCGAAGACGGCGATCTATGACCGTCTGAAGATTCAGGAGCCGGGACCTGGGTTCTGCCATTTCCCGCTTGGGCGCGAGCTGGAGTACTTCGAGCAGTTGACTGCGGAGAAGAAATTCACCCGCTATCACAATGGCTTCCCGAAGCAGGAATGGAAGAAGGCCGCTGGCGCGAGGAATGAAGCGCTCGATTGTCGGGTGTATGCGTATGCAGCGCTGTACGCGCTGTACGCGAGCGGGTTGCGCCTGGGTGCGCACTGCGACAAGTTCGCGCAGATGGCGGGTGGTCGACGCGCTGAGCCCAAGCCGGCGACGCCGCCTCAGGAACAACATCGGCAGCAGCAGACGGAAGGCGTGCCGCCCGCGCTCATCGAGCGGACGACTCAGGAACCCTGGGTCCCACGGAGGAACTGGTTCTGATGGCTCTCACCACTCTGACCGTCGCGCAACTGACTTCGAACCTGAACGCGCTGTACATGGCGTTGGGCAACCCGACGCTACGCGCACGTTTTCCCGATGGACGCGAAGTGCAGTACCGAACCGTTGACGATATTCGGAAGGCGATCGCCGAGACCGAGGACGCGATCCGAGAGGCCAGCGCGCAGAAGACCAGCAAATCGACGCTGGCGGAACACCGACGCGGAGACGGGCCGCATGTGGCGGGGTTTCCTTGGTGGGAACCGTGATGGTCCTAGCTCCGATTGCCTGGATGCAATTCAGCGAAGAGCTTAGATTCGGAAACTCAATCGTCTTCAAACCTCGATAACGAATCCAAAAGTTCCTTGCCGGTCGATTCCAACTTCTCTCGGAGATCCTTTCGCTTACGCATCCCCGATTCGCGCGGATCTGAGCCATTGAGCAATCCCCTTAAGCTGCGAACGTCGGTGTAGAACGCAGAAGCGAGGTTACGAATATCTCTTGGCAAATACTTGAGATCGGCGGGGCCGATCGCGTCCCAAGCATCATCATGGAGCATAGCCCCCTCACTAAGGTGCTCGATGTTGTTTCGCACTTCCCCACGCAGTTTGTCAAGGAGAATTGTCTTCATGACGCCGCGGTCGCTGAGTAATGCTTCGAGATCCCGGATCTCCTGCTTCTGTTCGTGATAGACGAGGAGGATTGACATCCCTACGCACAGAACTCCCGCCCAGATGAATACGGTCCCGATGTACGGGTTCAAGAAGTCCAGGCTATGAATTCGGCCTGCGTAGCTGACGACTCCGTTCAAGACGCCAATGCGCGCCCACCACGAGTTGAACAGGTCCTTAATAAAACTGCCGAGATCGCTCCACACAGACGCCGATTATACAACGCGCTACCGAAACATCTCCCGGCGAACGATCCGTCAGAATAACCAATATTTGAATCACGTACAGTCATGCGAATCAATCCATCGGTCATCCAGTGCGACTGCGGGTCGCCGGTGCTCGTGCTGAATGAGCAGGGACTGTTTACCTGTTCGAATCCGCAGTGCGTGAACTTCGAGAAGGTGTTTAAGCCGGTCGAGGTGAAGGCGGTTCGTTCGCAGCGGACGTATCGAGAGACCGTGTACACGGCGGCCGAATGAACGTTCTCGACCGTGCCATCAACTTCGTTGCGCCGCGCTACGGGCTGCGGCGGACGCAGGCTCGCATGGCGCTGGAACTGACCGAGGGCTACCTCGAGCGGCACGCGTCGCGCTTCTCCTACGATGGGGCGAGCGCGGGGCGGCGTGCTTACGGTTGGTACGCTCCGTCGAGCGACGCCAACGTCGAGTTGATGGGGTCACTGGTGTGGCTCCGCAACCGGAGCCGCGATCTGATCCGCAACAATCCGTATGCGTCGAAGGCGATC